CATTAGCTGGTCGAGGATGGGGTAAAACTCGTGCTGGTGCAGAATGGGTAAGACACAGGATTAAGAAGGGTGATAAAATTGTTCACTGCGTGGCTCCAACTAAAGGGGATGTACGTAGAGTTATGGTTGAAGGTGACAGTGGCCTTTTAAACGTCTGCTGGAAAGGTGATAAAACATATAGAGGTAAACACTTAGGTTTCCCTATTTGGTCGCCAACTAATAGTACACTAACATGGGAGAATGGAGCTAAGGCTGTTTTCTTCTCTGCTGAAGATCCAGAACGACTACGTGGTCCACAGGCATACAGTGCTTGGACTGACGAACTTTGCGCTTGGCGCAACGCACAAGAGACTTGGGACATGATGATGTTCGGTCTACGTCTAGGACGTAAGCCACAAGTCTTTGTAACAACAACTCCCAAAACAACAAAACTACTAAGAGGTATAATTGCTGATGATAATACATACATCAGTAAGGGTAGCACATTTGATAATGCGGCTAACTTAGCAGGTACTTTCTTAGATGCAATTAAGAAGACTTATGAAGGCACACGTCTTGGTAGGCAAGAATTATACGCAGAGATATTAGACGAAGCGTCAGGTGCGCTTTGGAATAGGAAGCTCCTACATTCATGTGAGGTAGACAAGGACGAAGTTCCCCATCTAGCACGTATCATAATTTCCATCGACCCTGCGGTCACAGCGAATACTGATAGTGATATGACTGGTATTGTTGTCGCTGGCATAGATGTTAACGGAGTAGCCTACGTATTAGAAGATCACACTGATCGTTACACACCGCAACAATGGGCATCTAAAGCCATTGAGTTATATCGCAAACACATGGCTGACCGCATAGTAGCGGAGAAGAACCAAGGTGGAGATATGGTGCGTCACACTCTGCATACTGAAGACGAAAACGTGCCAGTCAAACTTGTTCACGCAAGTAGAGGCAAAATGGCTCGTGCTGAACCTGTCTCTGCTTTATATGAGCAAGGTAAAGTCAAACACGTCAAAGGATTGAATGATTTAGAGGATCAGATGGTACAGTGGGAACCTTTAGGGTCCACAGGCTCACCAGACCGTCTTGATGCAATGGTATGGGCTATAACGGATCTATCACTTAATGGATATGCAAAACCACAGCTAGTTCTGGCATATTCTAACGCTAAAGGCTTAAAGTAAAATGGTAAAGAAACTCTCACAGACGGAATCGACAGGTATATTAGGTATATCTGGTGAAAACACAATTAACGGTCAGATAAGGTCTGATGAGTTTCTCCCTGAGTTACGAGGCAAAAAAGCGATACGAAAGTACCGTGAAATGCGTGATAATGATAGTACTATCGGTGCAGTTATGTACGCTACAGAACAGGTTTTACGCGATGTAGACCTAAAAGTTTGTCCTTGTGACGATTCTGAAGAAGCTAAACGCGAAGCTGACTTTGTTGAGAGTGTTTTGTGTGATATGGATCATACGCTAGACGATCACATAGCTGAAGCTCTATCTTGTTTGTCGTATGGCTTTGCATGGTTCGAAGTAGTATACAAACGCAGAGTTGGTCCTACACAGTCAAATGATAAGAAGAGATCTAAGTATACTGACGGTAGAATGGGTGTACGTAAGATAGCAATGCGCGCACCTTGGACAGTATCTAGGTTTGACGTAGACAATAAGACTGGTGATATACAAGGCGTTTATCAGGACGGTGGTTATGCAGGTACTACTAAACATTACATACCTTCTCGCAAGAGCTTGTACTATCGTACTACTAGCCTTAATGGAGACCCTAGTGGTCGTTCTATCTTGCGTAACGCATATACTTCTTATGAGTATCTTAATAACTTACAAGCTATTGAAGCGATTGCTGTAGAGCGAGAGTTAGCAGGTATTCCAGTAGCTCGTATTCCTTCGGAGTACTTATCACCTGACGCTACATCATCACAAGTACAGTTTAAGTCTAATCTTGAGCAGATACTACGTGACGTTAAGTTTAATGAACAAGGTTACATAATTACTCCTTCAGATACTTACCCTGATAAGGATGGAAGTCCTACTAATATTAGGTTAGTTGACGTAGAGCTTATGTCTTCAAGTGGTTCTAGGAACATCGACATTGACCCCATAGTAAAAAGGTATCAACACGATATCGCTAGGAGTGTCTTGTCAGAGTTCCTAATGCTTGGTAGTCAAGGCGGTTCATACGCTTTGTCGAAGAGCAAGACAGACTTGTTCCTCCGCGCACTTGAGAGTTACATCCAGCAAATTGTCGATGTCCTCAATAAGCAGTTAGTTGAGAGACTATGGGAGTTGAACGGTCTGGACTATTCTCTAATGCCAACTATTGAAGCTGGCGATGTCGCACCTCACGATTTACGTGAGATTGCAGGGTTCTTACGTAACCTTAACGGAGCAGATATTAGCGTTAGCGACCACCCAGAGGTTATACAAAACCTTATGGATATAGCAGACCTAAATTATGATCCTGATAAGGAACTAGAAACAAAAGAACAGGAAGAAGAATAATGGCATTTTTAGACAACAGGGTGTTTGATAATGGTTTAACCATCTTAGACACAGAAGCTAACGTAATTCACGTAACTTCAGCAGAAGCTACGACTTATACAGCGGCTACATCTACACTATCACTAGGTAACTCTACCTCACTTTCCATTGCGGCCCCTTCAGACCGTACTGGTGGTGGACGCAAAGTCACTGTAGAGGCTGTTACAGGTGGATCAATTACAGGTACAGGTACAGTTACTCACTACGCTCTTGTAGATACTAACAACTCACGCTTGTTAGCTACAGCGTCTCTCACATCATCACAGTCAGTTACAAGTGGTAACACTTTTACACTGGCCTCATTTGATATTGGAATACCAGACCCTGCTTAATACAACAACAATTTATACGGAGTCTATGAATGACTAAAGTTTTTGCAAATAGAGTAAAGGTTAACACCTCTACTACTGGTACAGGTACAATTATACTAGGTACAGCTTTGTCAGGATACCAGACTTTTGAAGAAGGTGGAGTTGCAAATAGCAACACAGTTAGTTATGTTATTGAAGATGGAGATAACTGGGAGATAGGCACAGGTACTTATACTTCTTCAGGCACAACATTATCTAGAACTGTTGTAGAGAGTAATAACTCTGATCAAGCTGTAAACTTATCAGGCACTGCTGTAGTATTTATATCTGCTGTTTCTGGAGATTATGTACCTACTACTGGCGGCACTATGACAGGTGATGTTCTGCGTGCAGATAATGTCAAAGCTAAGTTTGGTACGGGTAATGACTTAGAGATATACCATGATGGAAGCCACAGTGTTATACATGATGTTGGTGAAGGCCATTTAAAGCTATTAGGACAAGACTTAATAATTGCCAAAGAGTCTGCTGGATTATTTAATAATGAATATTATATTTATTGCTCTACTGATGGTGGTGTTTTCCTATACTACGATGGTTCTGCAAAAATGGGTACAGTTAGTGACGGGATAAATGTTGTTGGTAATATAACTGTGTCAGGTAATGTTGATGGACGTGATGTAGCCTCAGACGGGACTAAGTTAGATGGCATAGCAACAGGTGCTACAGCATATACAAATGCTAATGCAATATCTGCTGTTACTGGTGCAGATTTAGACATGGATGGTAACAAGGTTCTGTTTAGTAATATGTATGCTACCTTGGGTGACTTACCATCAGCTACAGATAATCACGGTATGTTTGCTCACGTACATGCAACAGGTAAAGGTTACTTTGCACACGGCGGCAACTGGGTTGCTCTAGCTAATGCCTCAGATGTGACTAGTTACACCCACCCTAATCACTCAGGCGAGGTTACATCGACAGGTGATGGAGCAACAGTAATATCTGATAACGTAGTAGACGAAGCAAACCTCAAGGTAAGCAATGCGCCTACAAACGGATATGTCCTAACAGCACAGTCGGGAAATACAGGTGGTTTAACTTGGGCGGCGGCTTCTGGTGGAGGTTCTTCTACACTAGACGGGCTAAGTGACGTTAGCACATCAGGAGTTACTAGCGGACAGGTTCTAAAATACAATGGGTCAAACTGGTCTCCAGCAAGTGACAACACGGGTTCTGGTGGCGGTGGAATAACAACAGGCAAAGCAATCGCTATGGCAATGGTATTTGGATAACAGGAGAATAAAATGACTGCACCAAATGTAGTTAGTGTTGCAACTATAACAGGCAAGACAGATGTACTTGCGGCAACAACAACAGCCACAGCAATAACGACTGCGGCAACAGGTAAATTACTAAAGATAAACTCAGTCATCATAGCTAACATTGATGGCACAAACGATGCTGATATCACTCTTGATTTATTCAGGTCTAGTACAGCTTACAAAATAGTAAGTACAGTCACAGTTCCAGCAGATGCTACTCTTGTAGCTATAAGTAAAGACAGTGCAATATACCTTGAAGAAGGTGATGCACTTAGAGCAACAGCAAGTGTCGATGGAGACTTACAGGTTATTTGTAGTTACGAGATTATATCGGAGTAACCCATGAAAAAAAGTGTGCATGATAATGGTGGTTTTATAGGACGTGTAGCAGACTATACGGCTACTGATAGTTATCAAATAGTTGGGGCATCTTCACCATATTCTTTTACTTTTGATAATATTACTTTTGGCGTTGGTTCTCAAGCAAGTGAGTCTAGGGGTTTATTTTTTAAACCAGATGGAACTATGTTATTTGTAGTAGATAATGGTGGTGATGACGTATATTCTTATTCACTTACAACAGCATGGGATTTATCTACAGCTAGTTATACTGGAGATTCATTTAGTGTATCATCTCAAACAAGTAGAGCAAGTGACATATACTTTAAACCTGACGGCACAA